AACGGCCTTCCACCATGGGATGGCGTCAAGAGGGTCGAGGAACTGTTCATCCATTACCTAAAAACCGACGATACTCCCTATGTCAGGGCAGTGACCCGAAAGACCTTTGCTGCAGCAGTGGCTCGCATATACCACCCGGGAACAAAGTTCGACAATGTCCTGGTGCTCGACGGCGAGCAAGGTATCGGCAAGAGCACGATCGTCAAGGACTTAGTGGGAAGTGACTACTACTCGGAAACCCTCTCGTTGGCTGACATGGAGTCAAAGGCAGGGGCTGAGAAGCTGCAGGGAGTTTGGATCGCGGAGATCGGGGAGCTGGCCGGCATGAAGAAAGCCGACATCGAACGCGTGAAGGCGTTCTTCTCCACCTCCGACGACCAATACCGCCCCAGTTACGGCAAGACGGTCGAAAGCCACCCGCGCCAGAGCGTGATCATCGCGACGGTCAACGGCGAACACGGGTACCTGCGCGATATCACCGGTAACCGGCGGTATTGGGTCATCAAGTCGCACCTGGAACGTCACCGGATGGTGTGGCAACCCACTGAAGCATACCGAACCCAGTTCTGGGCGGAGGCAAAGGCCATCTGGGAGAGCGGGGAAAAGCTGTATCTCGAGGGAGACTTCCTTGATGAGGCCGAGGCCGTGCAGATAGGAGCTATGGAAAACGATGACCGTGAGGGCCTTGTCAGGATATTCCTTGATACCCTGCTTCCCGAGAACTGGGATGCGATGGATATGTATGAACGACGCGCGTTCCTCTCCGAAAGGAACACTGGCATGACGGCGAAGGGCACTGTCAGAAGAAGTACGGTTTGCAACATGGAGATCTGGTGCGAATGCCTGAACAAGGATCCAGCACTCCTGTCCAAAAACGAATCATACCTGCTTACCGCCATCATGCAACACATCGAGGGTTGGGACAGGGCCCCCCGAGCCCACTTCCCCATCTACGGGCGTCAGAGAGGCTACACACGGGACAGCTGCAACTCCGGGACAGCTTATGATGAAGGCTGTCCCCACACTGTCCAGTGATGCAATTCATTCACAGAAAACGAATAACAGGGGATTCGGGACAGATGGACAGCAACAACTCAATAAGAGTATGCAGCTGCTAGGAGAGGGGGGAATGCAACATGGGCACCCATACACACGCGTATACATATATAGGACACACTGTCCCGGCTGTCCACCTGTCCCGCATTGGAGGAGCAATGCTTGAGCAAGAGAATGGAATGCGGGGACCAAGATCAGCTGAGGGGAGTTCGAAAACAGGACCACCCAATTACTTCTTGCCGAAACCGTTCCCGCACATCTTCACCACAATACTGAGGTATGGATGTGCCACGCTCGATGAGAGCATGGCAGCTTTGGAGAACTCACCCTACATAGCAAAATGTCGCAGGACGCTGTGGGAACTCGGGGCACCGTTGACCGGGTGGCGTTGCGTCCGGGTCAGCGATCACGAGTCGGATGACTTCACCTGCGAACTCTGTGGGTGTACGAGAGTGCGGTATGTCCATGTGATGGAGCACCCAGAGTTCTCCCAGATGTTGAGCACGGGATGCATCTGCGCGGGCATCATGGAGGAGGACATCCTTGGTGCTAAAGAACGTGAACGCGAGGTTCGAAGAAGGAGCCAACGCAAGTCAAACTTCCTGAAGAAGGAGTGGGTTGAAGCATCTGAGAAACGATGGGTGTTGCGCTATAAGCACCGCAAATTCGTGATCGACACCGACAGTTTTCGCGGACGTGAGTACTACCGTCTTGAGATCGACGGCGAGGGATACCACTGGAAGGACAATGCGCGCATGACGTCCTTCCTAGTAGCCCAGCACTTCGCGTTTGACATCATGGACGGGGAATATGCTTGAGAAAGAGATCGAACTGCAGTTGGTGAAGACTGTGAAAAAGAAGGGAGGTCGGGCTGTGAAATTCATAAGCCCGGGCTTCGATGGGATGCCTGACCGATTGGTGCTGCTGCCCGGCGGGCGGTGCGGCTTTGTGGAAGTGAAGGCCGCAGGCAAAAAGATGAGGGCACTCCAACGGGTAAGGCATGAAATGCTGAAGGGTCTGGGGTTCAAGGCATACGTGCTGGATTCCAGAGAGCAGATAGAGGAGATCATCAATGACATATACACCGCATGACTACCAACAGTATGCGAGCGACTTCATAGAACAGCACCCCGTGGCTGCGGTATTACTGCAAATGGGACTTGGCAAGACAATCATCACCCTGACGGCGGTGCAGAACCTCCTCTTCGATTCCTTCCTGGTACGAAAGGTCCTGATCATCGCGCCCCTTCGGGTTGCAAGAGACACATGGCCTTGCGAAATCGGAAAGTGGGATCATCTGGAGGACCTTGTTGCATCAGTGGCCGTGGGAAGCACAAGCGAGCGCCTTGCAGCACTCGAACGCAAGGCCGACCTGTACATCATCAACCGCGAGAACGTGCAGTGGCTGATCGAGGAGACCGCCCTGCCCTTCGACTTCGACATGGTGGTCATCGACGAGCTCTCATCGTTCAAGAACCACCGCTCAAAACGCTTCAGGGCTCTGATGAAAAGAAGACCTATAGTCAGGAGAATCGTGGGCCTTACCGGGACCCCGGCAAGCAACGGCCTGATCGACCTGTGGGCCCAGTTCAAGCTCTTGGACATGGGATTGAGGCTCGGCAGGTTCATCACAGCATACCGCAATGCATACTTCATGGCGGACAAGCGCAATGCCCAGATGATCTTCAGCTACAAGCCTGCACCGGGATCCGAGGAGAGGATCTACCAAGCGATCGAGGACATTACCATCTCCATGAAGGCCCAGGACCATATCAGGATGCCCGAGCTCGTCACCAACGAGTATAAGGTTTCCCTCAGCGGTGAGGAGCGTTCTGCCTACGAGAAGCTTCGCAAGGAACTGGTCCTGGATGCCTCCGGGGGTCAGGTTACAGCGGCCAATGCGGCAAGCCTGTCCGGCAAGCTGCTACAGCTGGCAAACGGGGCTGTGTACACCGACGACGGGAAGACGATCGGAATCCATGACCGAAAGCTTGATGCATTGGAGGACCTCATCGAAGCAGCAAACGGACAAAGCGTGCTGGTGGCCTATTGGTTCAAGCACGACCTTCAGCGGATTGCGGGTAGGCTGGAGAAGCTTGGCGTGTCGTTTTCAACTCTGGATACGAGCGAAAGCCTCAAAAAGTGGAATGAAGGAAAACTCCCGGTCGGGTTGATCCACCCCGCATCGGCCGGACACGGGCTGAACCTCCAAAGCGGTGGCAATTGCCTGGTCTGGTTCGGACTGACCTGGAGCCTCGAGCTGTACCAGCAGACGGTGGCGCGCCTGTGGCGCCAAGGGCAGCAGTCCGAGACGGTGGTGGTCCAACATCTCATCACCGAGAATACCATCGATGAGCGCATCATGAAGGTTCTTTCAGGTAAGGCACTAACCCAGGATGCTCTGATCGAGGCGGTGAAGGCTGAACTAATCGGAGGTGCGCAATGACCGAGGCAAGCATGCGGCAGCTGGCTGCAGCAATCGTGGACCGAGCAGTGATGGACTGGCATAAGGCAGTAACCCAATTAGAGGACAATCCTGACTACCAGCATGCATGGGCTGCTAAGGATGAGATCGAGCGGTTCTTCGAGAGCGAGTGGTTTGGTTTTCTGTGCGACATCAACCCCGACTTCACCAAGATTCACCTACAGGAGGCAAGAGCATGAAAACAAAGGAATATCTGTCACAGGCATGGTATCTGGACAAGCGCATCAAGACCAAGGAACGCCAGCTCGATTGGCTCAGAAGCCATGCCGTCTACGTCTCCCCCAAACTCACCGAGGTCCCCAAGGCTCCGTCGATCCGTCGATCTCCCGTGGAGGAGGCGGTGGTACGGATCACCGAACTGGAAAATGAAATCAACACCAGCATCGCACAGTTGATGCGTCTCAAGACAGAGATCGCTGAAGCGATCCGGAGTGTGAACAGCATGGAGTGCGAGACGCTGCTGGAGATGCGTTACATCACCTTCCTAGGTTGGGACCAGATCGCAGCCCAACTGAATTACAGCCAGGACTACATCTACCACCTGCATAGGAAGGCGCTGGCGCTGGTGAGGGTTCCTTCTATATGATATTTTGTTCCACCCTATTCCTGGGTGGAATATTCATAAGCTACAGAATATGGTCTTAATTTTATCAAAATGATAGTCTAATTATTATCATCATCAGGAAAGATCGAAACTAAATGCCCATCCTTTACTTTGAATCCCATTTGAAGTCCCTTATCATCCCAATCAGGATTCTTGAATAATCTTGACTGAATAATGAAATGGTATGCGTTTGTATCTATTGATTTCAAATAGAGTCTATTCAGTAGAAAAAGCGCAGCAAGAGAACCAACAACTGATTGCAGGTTAGCAGCATCAAAGTTATTAATACGATCGTGTTTAACAGCATTGTAATTTTTCCACCAAACCATTGTTCCAGAAAGGTTTTCAAATGGCTTGATCTCACAGTTGAAGTAGTTTATTAGAATCCTTTCTGATTCAACAGAGGGAAATCGGCTTTTTATATCAACTGCATAATCTTTCATTGTTTTATTATTGGCTCTTGGATACCCACACATATCCTTGAGTATTACGTCGATCTCTGAACAAACCGTCTGTAAAAGTGCAACATACTCATTCGAGAACGTTCCATAATTCGTTTCATCGAAAGAAACATAATCTCCCGTGATCAGAAATCGGTTTTCTAGATGTAGATAATATCCCCAATAGACTTTCTCAAATTCTTTAATATTCATGGATCTCAATCCTTTTGTAGGCTTTTCAACAAAATCAACCCGACTGCCATTTCTTTCTCAGTAATAACCATAGAAAATTCTATTACTTAGGATAGCACAGATTATCGTTTCCTAAAATTCACAATATGAACCGTAATCACTCCAGGAACACTTGTATCCAATCGTTAAATTATCAGAAAATAACAGTTGTGCTCAGTTCGCGTTCCACGCTACTGTACACTCAGACAAGTCCAATCGAGAGCTCGGGAATTCCTCCCGGGCTTTCTTTTTGCCCCAAGGAGTACCCCTCATGCCCTACAAGCCCAAGCGACCGTGCAGCCACCCAGGCTGTCCACATCTCACCGACGGTCGGTACTGCGCGGAGCATGCGAAAGAGGCTGCGAGCACCTACGAACGCAACCAACGAGATCCCGGCACCCACAAGCGCTACGGATCCTCTTGGAGGAAGGCCCGGAAAACATTCCTTGAAGGGCATCCCTTCTGCGAGCTGTGCAGGAGAGAGGGACGCCTTACACGAGCGACGGTTGCCCATCATATCACTGCCACTAGATATGGTGGTACGGATGACGAGGAGAACCTCATGGCACTATGCAACAGGTGCCACTCAGCCCTCCACGGGCGCCAGAGAGACCGATGGAACGTTAAAAGGTAACTATTAGTAGCGCCAACCCTAGGGGTATCTGAATCTCTACACCATATGTGGTGTACAACGGGCAGGGGCAATCACGCGGAAAAATTGGAAATCAAACGGGGGATTGACCCCCTCATCATACGAAGGCGGTGCGACATGGCAAAAGACGGTACCAACCGTGGCGGTGCCCGCGTCGGTGCAGGGAGGAAACCCAAGGCCCTCTCAGAGAAAATCCACGAAGGCAGAGAGGCCCGCGTGGTGCAGTTGCCCGAGGCTCCCGAGCTCGAGGGCGCGGACATGCCTGAGGTCAAATATTACATGACGGTCACCCAGAAAAGTGGTATCGAGCTCGATGCCGCAGAGGTCTTCCAGGAGACATGGGATTGGCTCAAGACCAGACGCTGTGAGAATTTAGTCAGCAGCCAGATCATCCACCAGTACGCGATGGCAGTGGCCAGGTGGATCCAGTGCGAGATGGCAGTCAGCGAGTACGGATTCCTCGCAAAGCACCCTACCACCGGTGCTGCGATCGCTTCTCCGTACGTGGCGATGAGCCGTGAATACATGAAACAGGTGAACCAGATATGGTACCAGATCTTCCAGATCGTGAAGGAGAACAATGCCACCTCATACCAAGGAGCAAATCCTCAGGACGACCTGATGGAACGGCTGCTCACTTCCAGGCGCAGCCGCTAGGAAATCAAACAATCAAAGGAATTCAAACATGAAAAACCACCTCACATCCGAGAGTGTCTGCCAGGGACATCCCGACAAGCTGTGCGACTACATCGCCGACTCGATACTCGATGCCTGCCTCAGCAGCGATGCATATTCGCGCGTGGCCTGCGAGGTCATGGCGACCAAGGGCCGGATCATCGTCGCCGGAGAGATCACCAGCCGCACCAAGGTCAACATACGCCAAACCGTACGGACCGCCCTTGCAGAGTGTGGCTACAACCCCAAGGAATTCACCATCAGCGTATTCCTCCACAACCAGAGTTCGGATATTGCAGGCGGCGTCGATACCGCCCTGGAGATCAGGGATGCCGAGGGTAAAGTGGATGAATTGGGAGCCGGGGACCAGGGGACGGTGTACGGCTATGCAACCGATGAGACACCCACCTGCATTCCTCTGCCGCTTGAGCTCTCCCACCGCATCTGCAGCATCCTGGACACGTGCAGGAAGAACGGAACCATCATGGGAATCCGCAGCGACGGCAAGGCACAGGTATCGGTGGAGTACGAGAATGACAAGCCCGTCAGGGTGTCCGCCGTCATCGTCTCGGTCCAGCATGAGCGGGACAAGGACCTGCAAACACTTAGGGAAGAGATCATTGAGAAGGTGCTCAAGCCTGCCTTCATTCACTTCCCCATCGATGCACACACCCGTATCCTCATCAACCCATCCGGCCGTTTCGTTGAGGGCGGACCTGCCGCCGACACCGGCCTGACAGGTCGCAAGATCATGGTGGACACCTACGGGGGCCTGGCACTCCACGGAGGTGGCGCCTTCAGCGGCAAGGATGCGACCAAGGTGGACCGAAGCGGGGCTTACATGGCGCGCATGATCGCCAAGAACATCGTCTCAGCCGGTCTTGCCAAGCGCTGCGGGGTAGCGATCTCCTACGCCATCGGAAAGGCCGAGCCTGTTGCCGTGAATGTACACACATTCGCAACCGGCAGGGTTGATGATGCCAGGCTTGCCGAGGCAGTGAGTAAGGTTTTCAGCCTCAAGCCGAAGGACATCATCGAGGAGTTGGGGCTGCGCAGTCCCATATACAACCTTACCTCCTGCTACGGCCATTTCGGCAATTCCCTCTTTGCGTGGGAACAGGTGAGCGAGCGGTATATCGAGGCGCTCAAGGGAGAACTTGATCATGACCATTGAACAGAAACACATCGATGAGTTGCTGCCTGCTGACTACAACCCGCGCAAGGACCTTAAGAGCGGCGATGCCGAGTATGAGAAGCTCAAGCGCTCCATCGAGCAGTTCGGCTACGTCGAACCGGTGATCTGGAACAGGACCACCGGCCGGGTCGTAGGGGGCCACCAGAGGTTGAAAATCCTCAGGGATGCCGGGCACACCGAGCTCGAGTGCGTGGTCGTGGATCTCTCCGAGGACAAGGAGAAGGCCCTCAACATTGCACTGAACAAGATCAGCGGCGAGTGGGACAAGGACAAGTTGACTCTTCTCATCACCGATCTGCAGGGTCTG